GTATCAGGTTTAATCAAAACAGTTGAAGGTGTGGTATCTCTTGGTGCAGAGCTCGTGGATCTTGGAGCAGATTCAAATGTAGCTGGTGATGTAGAAAAATTTTTTGATAAAATAAATCCATTTGAAGAAATAGCAGACGATAGAGTTGTGGGTAAACTTACAGAAGCATTAGTTTCTATTGGTATACCTGGAGCTGTAGGTTTTAAAACAGCAACCAAATTAGCTGACAAAGCATTAAAAGCAAAACGAGCTGGAACTTATGCTAACTTTAAATCACAGAATGTAATGAAAGGTTTGAATAAAGCTAAATCTTTAAATAGTAGAGTAGACAAAAGATTAGGATTAAATCCTGGCACTACGACTAGGTTTCAAGCTGGAGTTTTTGGTGGTGCAGCAGGAGAAACATTTGTTGCAGATGTAGAAGAGATAGGCTCTTTCGGTGATATATTTCAAGGTGGTCCTACACAATTAGATAGAGATGAGAAAGAAGGCAGAGAGGACGCTGCTAGAAAATTAATGAACAGAGTTAAGTTTGGCTCTGAGTCTTTATTAATTACACCTTTTGTTTATGGTGCAGGTAAATCTATAAAAGCTCTTGCTAAAAGAGGCAGAGATGATGCTTATTCTAACAGTGCAATTACAAGATGGATAGATAAATATGTAGGTGGTAGTTTTAGACCTGCACAGATGTTACCAGATGAAGTATTTGAATCAGAAGTTGTAAAAGGTGGATTAAAGTCTAGAGATAGAGTTAGAGCGAAAGAATTAGTTTACAACATTACAAAAGAAGCAGATGGAATCATACCAAGAATATCAAAAGTTTTTAATAAACCACAAGAGGCACAAACAGAGTTTTATAAAAAATTAAACAATACATTGTTTGAAGGAGATCTATCTAAACCGGCTAATGGTCCTGCGGTAGATGAATTTGTTTCTCTTATGAAAAAAGCAGGAATTAAAGAGGCCGATTATCAAAACGTTATTACAAACATCACTGCTGCAAGAGGAGAGTTCTCTAATTTAATTGGTATTTTAGAAAGAAATGCAGACACACCTGGGGCTATATCTGCAGGTAAAAAAAATTTAAAAGAATTACTGCAAAACAAAGTAACTGGTTGGATAGGTAATACATATAGAGTTTTAGAAAGACCTAAATCAGGGCTGTCTAGATTGTTTCAAGACATTGATCCAACAGATGAATCATATGCAAACGCTATTAATTTATTTAGAAGATTTTTTGCAAGATCAGATAAAACTAGAAAAAAACCTTTAGAACTAATTGAAAATGAGAAAGGTCAGTTTGTTCCAAAAGGCAGTGAATACTTTGAACAAGCAAAGTACACAGTTGACGATATTATAAATCAAGCAAGATTAAAAAAGAAACCTGGACCATTGCCTGATATTACATATCAAAATAAAACGGGAGAGACATTTACAAAAAGTTTTGACAAAGCTGTTGGTAAAGGAAGTAAAACGTTTAGAAAATTATTTGGTGAAATAGAAGATCCTAGGTATTCTATCTTTAATGCTATGGTTAACCTTTCAGGTGCCGCTAGAACTGCAAGTTATTTTGATGACATAGCTAGAAAGAATGATGCTGCAAAAGCTGCCGGTCAAAGAGGATTTTTTTGGGACTCAGCAGAAGAGGCAAGAGCAGCGGTAAATGCTCCTAACACAGGTATAAAAATAGTTGCTATGGATGATGTTATAAAAGAATTACCTGGAGCAGGCAGACAAGGAGCTCTAATAAATCCTATTTCTGGTAAATTTACTACAGAAGAAATAGCAGAGAGTATGAGAAATATAAACGGTATAGCATCTGGATTTACAGCTTTTGCTAGAGGTAGAGATAAAGCAGGTCCTGGAGAAAAAGTTGCAAGTTATCTTTACAGAAATCTTTTGTTATTTCCAAAAGCAATATCACAATTAGCTAAAACAGTTTTATCTCTACCAACACACATACGTAACTTTTTCAGTGCTGGTGCTTTTGCAGGAGCTAATGGTGTTTTATTTGAAGGATTAACAAATCCTAAATTACTAAAAGATGCTTTTGTAGATGGTTTGGACATATCTAATTTACTTAGATTAAAACCAGGAAGTGCACAAGCACAGGCAGCTTATCAAGAAGCATTAGAACTAGGCCTAACAAACACTCAAGTACAAATTGGTGACTTCCTTGCACTATTAAGAGATGCTTCACCTAGTGTAAGAAATGAAGTTGGTGTAGCTGCACCTGATGGAATATTAAAAGGCATGATGGGTAAATTAAAAAAAGTTGGTCAATTCTTACAAGGTAAATACGTAGCAGAGGATGATACTTGGAAACTTACAAACTTTGCGGTTGAATTAGACGCTCTTAAAAAAGCAGCTGTCGAAACAGCAAGAAGACAAGGTAGAACTATTGACGTTAGTGACATTGCTTTAGGTAAACCTTCTACAAATCCACTAGCAAGACAATTAAAAGCAGAAGCAGCGGACATTGTAAAAAACACTGTGCCTAATTATGCCTTTGTTGGTAATGCAGTAAGAACTTCAAGAATATTACCGATCGGTAATTTTATGTCGTTTCCATCAGAAGTTATGAGAACAACAGTGGGTATTGCAGAGCAAGGACTATCAGAAATAAGACACTCTAGACCAACAAGAGGTAGTAACGTTTTACCTTATGTTGTTGATGCTGCAACAGGATCATTAGTTAAAAATGATAATGTTAAGTATGCCAGAGGATTAAAAAGATTATCAGGTATGGCCTTTACAACTGTAGCTGTTCCTGAACTAATAGTAGAGGGTGCGAAAGCTGTCTACAATGTGACAGAGGATGAGATTAACGCATTAAGAAGATTTGTTCCTGAATGGTCAAAAAATTCTACAATCATACCTATAAGATCTGATGACGGTGAATTACGATACATAGATTTTAGTCATAGTAATGCATATGATGTAATAGCAAGACCTTTCAATACATTATTTAATAATATTTTAACATCTCAACAAGATGACAGAACACTATTGTCTGGTTTTGTAAGAGGTGTTGATGAAGCTGGTGCGGAACTAATGAATCCATTTATATCCGAGTCTATTTGGACAGAAGCTATAACTGATTTAACAGTAAGAGGTGGACGAACACAAGAAGGTAGAAGATTATATACAGATCAAACTCCTATCGGAGACAAAGTTAAGATTAGATTTTTACATTTAGGTGAAGCACTTGCACCATCATACAAACAATATCAAAGACTAATACAAGCAAGCACAAAAACTCCGACTAAAAGAGGTGAACAATTAGATGTAGGTCCAGAGATAGCTGGCTTCATGGGACTAAGACCTATTAAAGTAGATCCCCTTGCTTCTATGGGTTTTAAAATATCTGAATATCAAACAGGTATTAGAGATGCTAGAAGAGAGTTTACAGGTGGGTTCTTTGGATTGTTACGAGGTGGTCCAATTAAACCAAACGATGTAATAGAAAAGTATTATGCATCAAACCGAGCTAGATTTAATGTGCAACAAAATATGTATAAAGACATAAACGCTGCAGAAACTTTAGGTGTGGACGATTCTAGGTTGAATACTGAATTTAGAGATAGACAAATATCAGGATCTACTTTTAACAAATTAAAAAATGGTAGATTTGATCCTTATTTCCCTTCAAGAGATATACAGAATAGGTTTAGAGAAATAGCTGAAGACCTGGGTGACGTAAATGTATTTCCAGAAGTAGCTCCAATATTAAGAGAAATGTCAGCGGAATTTAGAGCTTTAAGTTTAGATGAAGCCTTTGATGTAAATTTAAGTGATTACTTGCTTGAAGATATAGGTTCAGTACCTTTACCACCACAAGTTAGTTCAGCAACACCTATCGTACAACCACCACGACCAGTGGCACAACAAAACCAGTTGACAGACACTGAACTTGCACTATTATCGCCCGGAGAGCAACTTATAGCTCTAAGGAATAGAAACAGGACAGTTTAATGGCAATAGAACCTAAAACAACTAGAGAACACATCGTATCCCTTTATGGACACATTAAAGGTGTTAAAAAAGATATTCATCACATGCATAGTGGTATTCACAAATTGGGTGGTAAAATAGACAAAATCTATTGGGTTCTTTTAGCTGCGGTGGGGACCGTGGCCTTACTTCTACTAGAAAGATTTATAACTTAATCCTTACGATCATCGTGCCAACGTTCGTTGATCCTGTCAGCCATCCAAAAAGCAATAGGTATACACAATAAAAAAGTTATTTCTGCAGCTCTAAGCACACTTACATCCCAAAGCTTGTATACAATGTGATGAATTCCTATTGGTGCAAAAGCACCTACACATAATAATATAGCCATTCTCATGTAATAAGGATATTTCATATCCAAGACTTTAACTCTTCTCCCATTACTTTGGAAGCTATATTTATCTTCTTACGTAAAGATTTTACAATTTTTGTATCTACAGTTTCTTCTGCTATAATATCTACATATGTCACTGTTTTCTTTTGCCCTATTCTGTGTGCTCTGTCTTCTGATTGCATTCTTTTTTCTAGATCATATCCGTTAGAGTAATAAATTACAGTGTTTGCCTGTGTTAACGTAATACCATACCCACCTGTTTGTGGTGTGCCTACAAAAAATCTTACTTTGTCATTACCTTTAAAATTTTTAATTGCATAGTCTCGTTCTTCAGGTAACGTTTTACCGTAGTAATGGACCACGGAACCCGGACCATACTTGTCCTCTAATAATTTATATATGTTTTTAACATCGTGTTGATAATGTGCCCAGATAATTGCTTTACCCTCTACTTCCTCTAACACATCTAATAATTCTGCTAATCTATTATTTTTAATTTCTTGTATGCTACCATCATCTGCAGAGAAGTGACCACAAGTTATTTGATGTAAACGCATAAGCTGTGTAAGGGCTGTCATAGTTGTAACAGTCTTACCGTTTAACGTAGCGAGAGCTTCTTTACGCATTTGATCGTATAATTTTTTCTGTTCTGGTGAAAGTTGTATTTCTCTTTTCATGTATATTTTTGGTGGTAGGTCTAAACAATCTTCTTTTAATACTCTGTATGAAAAAGGTTTTAGTTTATCAGACAGCTCCCCTAAATTTTGATAGCCTATAACTAAATTAATAGATCTACCTGATATGTTTGCACTTTTCATTATGGCATATCTATTTCGAAAAGAATAATAAGAAGAGTGGTTTAAGTGCATAGGGTCTAAAAACTCACATTGTGAGTACAAATCAAGTGGATTTCTAGTTACAGGAGAACCAGTCATAATTCTTCTATAGTTAGCTGCTCTTGATAAATTTAAAATATTTTTAGTTCTTTTAGCTTTTGGATTTTTTATAGTGGTTGATTCATCAATAGCCATCATAGCTTTATGGCAATTTAAAAAACTTAAAGCCCATGAATATCCTTTTTCTGTGCTAAAAGCCTCAACATTCATTATTAATATTTGAAGTTTGTGACTATTTTCTGGGTTGTAAAATTGTCGTAATTTTTCTTTTTGAGTTTTATTTATGTTTGATTGCCACAAAACGGTCACATTCTCAATGTGATCTGGTAAATGTGCAGGCAACTCTTGATTGTACCAAGTTCCTACCACACCTTTTGGTGCAACAATTAAGGCACCATCTACTTTACCTTTATCGTAAAGCATAGCTAGATTATCGATTAGTACTTTTGTTTTGCCAGTACCCATTTCCATAAAATATGCAAACGTATCTCTGTTCCAAGATTTTTCCAACGCAGTAAGTTGGTGTGCATATGGCTTCTTTTTAAATTTATATTTCATCTTTCTATTGACATTTATATAGGATTATAATAATAAGTCAAGCATGAAAGATGAAAGTACAGTTTATGTAGTACAAGAAATTTCAGGTACCAGAGACGGTAGACCTAAATTTAACATTATGGGTGCAGCCGAATACGGTAAACTAGAATTTCTGTTGGATGAAAGATCACAAATGATTTTTTCACCTGGACCACTGATAATGAAACTAAGAAATCTTTTAAAAAATTTCAAACCAACAGATTACTTGTTATTAACAGGTGATCCTGCTATAATAGGTGTAGTCTGCTGTTTGATATCAGAAACAACAAACGGTAGATTCAATCTCTTGAAGTGGGATAGACAAGAAAAAAGATACTACCCAATAGAGATTGATGTTTACGGAACAGGAGCAAAGAACAATGAACACGATTGATTTTGAAAAGGATCAAGAACAAGTATTGGATAAAACAACCAATATCAATAAACTTGCAGATAAGATTAAAGAGCTGCAAGCACAACAAGAACAACTGCAACAACAAGAAGACGCAGTTAAACAAAAGAAAAAAGATATAGAGCATTTATCAGGTGAGGTCATACCAACTATGTTATCTGAAATGGGTCTATCATTTCTAAAACTACAGGACGGATCTTCTGTAGAAGTTAAAACAAATTATAGTGCCACTATCACACAAGCAAATAAAGAGAAGGCATTCAACTGGCTTCGTGAGAATGGCCTGGGCGACATAATCAAAAATGAGATATCCGTGTCGTTCGGTCGTAACGAGGATAACAAGGCGGCTGATTATGCCGACCTTGCGAAGGGTCAAGGCTTTGAACCTCAGCAAAAACTGAAGGTCGAGCCTATGACTCTGAAAGCGTTAGTCCGTGAACGTATGGAGGCAGGTAAAGAGATGCCAACGGAACTTTTCAACATTTATGTTGGAAATAAAACAACAATAAAAAGGAAACAATAAACATGAGCGAAGTAGCAAAGAAAAAAACAAATGCATTAGCTGCAGTTAATTTTGAAGCTGATGCGGGCCAAGGTTTAAACATGACGCAAGAAGATCTTGCGTTGCCGTTTTTAAAAGTTCTTGGTCAACTATCACCTGAATGCAATAAGCGTGATGCTAAACATGTCGAGGGGGCAGAACCCGGCATGATTATAAATACCGTAACAAACGAGATTTATGATGGCGTAAAAGGTATAGATGTCGTGCCAGTACATTACAAAAGACAGTACATAGAATGGCAAGACAGAGGTGAGAGTCAAGGTGCTCCAGTAAAAATCTATGAAGCTGGAGATGACTTGCCGTCAACTACAAGAGACAAGTTTAATAAAGATAGGTTAGCAAATGGTAACTATCTTGAAAATACAGCTAGTCACTTCGTAGTTATACTTGGCAACAGCCCAACAACAGCTTTGATTTCTATGAAAGCTACTCAATTAAAAGTGAGTAGAAAGTGGAACTCGATGATGATGGGTTTAAAAATGCAGGGTAAAAACGGTATGTTTACACCACCAACATATAGCCACATTTATAAGTTAAAAACTGTGCAACAGTCGAACGACAAAGGCACATGGTTTGGCTGGGATGTATCTAGGGTTGGTCCTATCGAAGACGCTGGGATTTACAAAATAGCTAAAGACTTTGGAGCAAATGTTTCAAAGGGTGAGGTTAAAGTAAAACACGGCGAACAAGAGTCTAAATCCGATTCACCGTACTAAAGACTTCCTAGGGAAGATAGAGGGGCGGTGATGGGAGACTGGACCCGCCCCCAACAAAATATTTATGGAGAAATTTAGACAGATATTTACAGGATTAATGCGAGCACATGGTTGCACCTATGTGGACAAGAAGGGTGCCGACGGACTTAAAATTAAAGGTAAGTCTTTTGTAAAAAGAGAACCAGTAACAGAACAACTTTGGCAAAATCATTTAAACGGTATTGAACCCAGTCTTGGTATTATACCAATTAACGAAGACAATAAATGTAGATGGGGATGTATTGACGTAGATAAATACAATCTTGATCATAAAAAACTTTTAAACAAACTACCAATAGGCATACCATTATGTGTTTGTAGATCTAAAAGTGGTGGTGCACATATATTTTTGTTTACAACAGATTTCGTGCCAGCAAAATTAATGAGAGACAAACTTATGTCTATTAGTGCTGTGTTGGGATTTGGTAACGCTGAAGTATTTCCTAAACAAATAGAATTAAAATCGCAAGATGATACAGGAAATTTTTTAAATTTACCATACTTTAATTGTAAGAATACAACAAGATATTGTTTTGATTCTAAAGGCCAAGCAGTTACAATAGATGCTTTTTTAAATGCTGTGGAAGTCAGTGCTCTTACTCCTAAAGAATTACAAGACCTACAGATAAAAAGACCGCCATCAGAGTTTGATGATGGTCCACCTTGTTTACAATCTTTAACAAAAGAAAAACTAAGCGATGGTAGAGACAGGGTTATGTTTCAATTTAAAGTGTATGCCAAAAAGAAATGGCCAGATGACTGGTCTTATAAATTAGATGAATTTAATTACAAACATTATGTTACTCCTTACAAACATAATGAAATGGAGAAATTTAGAAAAGATAAGGACAAGGACTATGGTTTTAAATGCAATGAAGAGCCTATGTGCAATCATTGTGATAAACAACTTTGTAAAACTAGAAAGTTTGGAATTGGAACACAGGTTCTGTTTCCACAGCTATCAGATCTACAAATAATAAAATTAGATCCTAAGATATTTAGATTAAATGTAGACGGAGAAAGAGTAGAATTAAAAGCCGAAGAGTTACAAGAACAAAGATTATTTATTAGAGCATGTATGAATCAAATACATAAGTATCCACCAAAACTTAAACCAAAAGATTATGACATCATGGTTACAACTTTAATGGCTAACCCAGAATTAGTTGAAGCCCCAGAGGGTGCATCTAAAAAAGAACAGTTGTCACAACATCTTGAGAACTATTGTACAAGTAGAACTGCAGAGGGTGCAACAAAAGAAGATATGGAATCAGGAAACGTGTGGAATAAAAGTGGTCACCATCATTTTATTTTTGGTGAGTTTTATCACAAATTTTTACATAGACACAAGTGGACAGAGAAATATGACGTTACAAACTTTTGGTTAACAGAGCACTGTGGGTGTGAAGTTGTTAGGATGAACATAGGTAAAAAGAAAATATCTGTTATAAAATTAAAAGAATTTGAAAAAGAAGATATGAAAATAAAAGACAGAACATTTAAAAGGGAGGACGCATTTTGAAAACTATTGTTCTTGGTCCACCTGGCACTGGTAAAACAACCACACTGTTGAACGAAGTGGATAAATATTTGAAACAAACTGATCCTGATAAGATAGGTTATTTTTCTTTTACACAAAAAGCAGCATACGAAGCTAGAGATAGGGCGATGTCTAAATTTAATTTATCAGAAGGAGACCTACCATATTTTAGAACATTACACTCATTAGCGTTTAGAAGACTAGGTATAAAAAAAGATGATGTTATGCAACGTAGACACTATGAAGATTTAGGTAAAAAAACTAGTTATAATTTAGACTATCACGAATATGATAACGAACATACAGGACTATTCACAACTAAGAGTGACTTGCTTCGCATAGTGCAGATAGCTAAACTACGAGGTATCACGCCAGAGCAACAGTTTAATTTAAAAGAGCACACACAAGATATAACTGTTAAACAACTAAAACAGTTTGTCTCTGATCTTAATCAATACAAAAAAGATTACAACTTAATAGATTTTACAGACATGATTACAGAGTTTGTTAAGTCAGATAAGTGCCCTAGGTTTGATGTAGTTTTTATAGATGAAGCTCAAGACTTATCTAATTCACAATGGACTATGGCAAAATCTATTTGGGATAAAACACAAGACACTTACATAGCAGGTGATGATGATCAAGCTATATTTAGATGGGCAGGTGCGGACGTGGATAGTTTTATAGCACAGACAGGGAAGATAATGCGATTGACACAGTCATACCGAATACCACAGGTAGTTCATAATGTAGCGATGAATATAGTAAATAGGATACAAAAGAGATTACCAAAAGAGTGGAGACCAAAAACACAAAGAGGATTGCTTTCATATTATAACGATTTTGAACAAATTAACATGAAAAAAGGTAATTGGCTAGTGTTAGCTAGAACTAGATTTATGTTAAACGATTTAGAGGAAACGCTATATTCACAAGGGTTGTATTATGAGAACAAGTTTAAAACAAACAAAGAACAGGACTTGTACAAGGCAGTTACAGACTGGGAAAATGTGCGTAAGGGTGTGGATATAAATTATGATCAGGTTGTTAGAATATCATCTTATATGTCTCCGAAGAATTATCAAAAAGAAGAATTAAAATATTTAGACAAAGACTTGACATACAGTATGCAAGACCTTCTTAGTAAGAGGGGTTTGAAAACAGAGGATGTGTGGTACAATGCTTTTGATGAAGCACCACAAAAGAAAGTTAGATACATCAGACGTATGAGAGAGAATGGCGAGAAACTCAACTCTAATCCAAGAATCACTCTATCTACAATACATGGAGTAAAAGGTGGTGAACAAGATAACGTAGTTCTCTTGACTGACCTATCTAGAAACACACAAAGAAACTACGAACAAAATCCTGATGATGAAAATAGATTATTCTATGTTGGTGCAACTAGAACTAAAAATCATTTACATGTCATTAGACCAAAAGATATATACAAAGGATATAAAATATGAAAACAGCAGAAGCGTTACAATTGGCGAAAGAATTAATTGAAGGACCCAGAGCAAAAACTTATGGTGATAAAATAGTAAACCATGCAAATATTGGAAAGTTGTGGTCAGCATATCTAGACAAAGAGATTACAGCACACGACGCAGCTGTGATGATGGCTTTATTAAAAGTAGCGAGAACAAAGTTTGGTCAACCAACTAGTGACACCTATGTAGATGCGGCTGCATATATGGCGATAGCAGGAGAATGTAAACATGAAGATGATATTTAAACCACAGACAGAGTGGATACCACCAACAGACTTTCCAGATCTTGGTAAGTATGATGAGATTGCTATCGACTTAGAAACAAAAGATCCAAACTTAAATAAAAGAATGGGATCTGGTTCTGTTGTAGGTGAAGGAGATGTTGTAGGTATATCATTAGCAACACACGATTGGTGTGCATACTATCCTATCGCACATGAAGGTGGTGGTAACATGGACCGTAAGATGGTTCTAAAATGGTTACAGGACCAACTTAATACACCAGCTACAAAAATATTTCATAATGCAATGTATGATGTGTGTTGGTTAAGAGCATTAGGATTAAAGATAAACGGTAAGATTGTAGATACAATGATAGCTGCATCTTTGGTTGATGAGAATAGATACAGATACGATTTAAATAATTGTGGTAGAGATTTTGTAGGTAAAGGTAAAGACGAGACAGCACTATACGAAGCAGCAAAGTCTTGGGGTGTAGATCCCAAAGCAGAGATGTACAAGCTACCAGCTATGTACGTTGGAGCTTACGCGGAGCGTGACGCCCAACTTACATTTGAGCTTTGGCAGGAGTTAAAAAAAGAAATCTTGTTACAAGATATTGAAAATATATTTGAAATGGAAACTAAACTGTTCCCTGTTCTGGTAGACATGAGATTTCTTGGTGTGCGTGTAGATGTGGAAAGAGCTGCTAGAGAAAAACAAAATATGGTAGAAGAAGAAAATAGATTACTGGGTGGTATATACGCTGAAACAGGACAAGACGTACAGATTTGGGCTGCAAGATCTATTGCTAAAGTGTTTGATAAACTTGGTTTACCGTATGACAGAACAGAGAAAACTGGTGCACCTAGCTTTACTAAAAACTTTTTATCTAATCACCCACATAACATTGTGCAAGCAATTGCAAAAGCAAGAGAGATTAACAAAGCACATACAACATTTATAGATACAATATTAAAATACTCAGGCAAAGGTAGAATACATGCAGAGATAAATCAACTACGTGGTGATAGTGGTGGCACTGTGACCGGAAGATTCAGTATGAATAATCCAAACCTACAGCAGATACCTGCAAGGAACAAGGATCTCGGACCACGGATCAGAAGTTTATTTATACCTGAAGAAGGGTGTAAGTGGGGCTGCTTTGATTACAACCAACAAGAACCAAGACTTGTAGTTCACTATTCAGCATTACAAGGATTCTTTTCTGTAGAAGATGTAGTTGATGCATACAAGCAAGGTGATGCAGACTTCCATAAGATTGTAGCAGATATGGCTGGTATACCTAGAACACAAGCAAAGACAATTAATTTAGGTCTTTTTTATGGTATGGGTAAAAATAAATTACAAGCAGAGTTAGGTGTAAACAAACTACAAGCTGAAGAATTATTTAAACAGTATCATACAAAGGTGCCTTTTGTTAAACAATTGATGGACGCTGTGATGAGTAGAGCACAACGTAAGGGTAGAGTTAGAACTCTTCTTGGTCGTTTATGCAGGTTTCATTTATGGGAACCCAATCAGTTTGGTATTCACAAGCCATTGCCTCACGATGATGCACTCGCGGAACACGGACCAGGGATCAGAAGAGCATACACATACAAAGCCTTAAATAGATTAATACAAGGGTCTGCAGCAGACATGACAAAGAAAGCAATGATAGATCTACATTCTGAGGGCATACTACCACATTTACAAGTTCATGATGAACTAGATATATCTATACAAAATAAAAAAGAAGCAGAAAAAATAAAGGAGATAATGGAGTCAACGGTATCACTTGAAGTTCCAAACAAAGTAGATTATGAAGAAGGTGATAACTGGGGCACTATTAAATGAGGATTTATTATGGCATATTTAAATGCAAACATACCACCAGAGTACGCACAAATCAGGAAAGAGTATCTCTATGACCTTAAGAAACATCATGGAGAAGTTGAAGACTGCATTATTTTTGGCCTTTCGGCTATTACGGGGCGTTCCATCCTTTTTCATTGTATTATGGAAAATGGAGCTATCTTCTACCGTCTCCCGATTAGTGCATTCATTCAAAGAGGCTTTAAGGCAGAAGCCGTTCCTAGACGCAGACTTGATGAGCTTCAGTTATGGAATTGTTTCAGCTATTATCCTGCTGTTCATTCTTGGGATATTTTAGAAGCACAGGCTGGTAAATACATAGGAAAAGACAAAAAATGGCACCATGGTAAATACTTATTTACTGTTGACTTCGCACACCCAGAGTCTAATATATTAGATACGGATCATTCAGAGATACCGCACGAGCATAAATGTGCTCACATCATAGCACTCGACGACGGGAACTATGCAGCACAACCTAACAATAGATGTATTTGGGATATACCTTCGTTTACAGTGAAAAACAATGTTCCAGATTGGAAAGTGCAAACTTCTGAGTGGAACGTAGAGAACACAAGTCAATGGAAAACAGAAGATACTGATAAGTTCTTCTACGAAATTGAGGAGAAAAAACATGATGAATAAATGTAAAGCAATTTGTTGTAAAGTTTGGGACAAAATAAAAGCTGGCTGGGAATGGATCGTGTCTAGATTCAACAGGTAATTTATGGCTCTAAAAATTTCTGAGTCCGCAGCTGTACAGATGCCGATGAAGACGGTTGCCTCGTTGATCATGATGGTCGCAATTGGCACCTGGGCTTATTTTGGGTTACACGAAACACTAAATAAACACAGCACGCAATTAGAATTAATGGCAAAAGATCTTGATCAGAATACAGAGTTCAGGATAAAATACCCTCGAGGACAATTAGGTAAGTCTTCTGGTGAAGCAGAACTCTACATGTTAGTAGAGGATCTTTACAAGTCTGTAGATAGATTAAACAAAGCTATCGAGGATGGTATGCACAATAAAGTTAACATTGAGTTTTTGCAGAAACAAATGGAGAAAGCTCTAACGGATATCGAAAATTTAAAAGATAAAAACAGGGACATGTATTACAATGGCAACGGCAAAAAAAATTAAACTATCTAGATTTGAATGGGTAAAAAAGAATATAGTTATTGTACCAGTTGTGGCAGCAATACTAGCAGGAACATTTACATCCATAAGATACGTTCTTAATTTAACAGATACAATTGAAGCAAACAGACAAACTCTTGTAAATATTGAAAGAGACATAAAAGTAGCAGAAGATAAGTTGACTGAAGTTGCTACAAGACTCTCTGCAGCAGAAGCAACATGGGACATGGCTGAAAATTTATATAGACAACTAGCTGACCAGGTAAGAGAACATGAATACGATATTAAAGACCTCTCTCGTTAATTTAGCATGGATACTATTCTTTTTGTTTGTAACTACATCAGTGCAAGCTAGAAACGAATATTTAAATGATGGTTCCAGCACTTGTGATCAAGGTAGCTGGGAAGCGTACACAGAAGTAAGACAACACGAATATAAAACAGGAACTAGTGCTGAATCACAAAACCAAGTCTTAGGTTGGAGATTTAGGAAGTCTATCGGTGACGTATGTGATGAAGAATATGTAAAAGAACAAAGATTAAAAAATAAATTAAAAACACAATTAGAATTAGTTAAAGAATGTAGAAGAGTGCCTAAAATTAACCCGCCTCCTCCTGCCTTTGCAGAGTTAATAAATCAGTGCATGCAATTAGGTGTTATTTCCTCAGAATCGTTTAATGGTAGAGATTTTGACCCTAAAATTAGCTATTGGACTATATTAAAACAACAGTATTTGAAAGATAATCCAGATGTGATAACATTAGACAACTATGAACAGAAACACTAGAAAAGTATTGCAGTACATGGAAGACATGGAAAAGCAAGCAAAACAAATGAAATTTATTAGAGACCTCAAAGTAGAGGTTCAAATAAACGGAACAGGCACACATAAATATAGGTTTAAACGTGGACCAAATAGAGGTAAAACAACAGTATGATAGAGACTGTGGTGGCCCTTCTAATGTTTATAGGGCCTGATATCAAAGAGCATAGAATACAAGCCGAAGGTATGGCTCAATGTTTACGCCATAAACGTGAGGCTGAGAGACAGTTTAAAGAAGGCATAAGCTATAAATGTATTAGATCCAAAGCAGAATTAGACAAAAATATAGATGGATCTTACTCAATAAGATCGTTAATATTAGAATAATGAAACTTACAGCAAATATAACTCTTGATGAGTTAACTAAGTCTCAAATTGCGGAGAGGAAAGGTATTAATAATAATCCTGGACCTCAGCAAATAGAGAACTTAAAAGCATTGGCTGTTAATATATTACAACCAGTAAGATCACATTTTGATAGACCATTAATTATATCTAGCGGCTTTCGTTGTGCACAGCTTTGCACAGAGATAGGTAGCAAAATTACCAGTCAACATGTGGCAGACGATGGTGCAGCTGCAGCAGACTTTGAGATACCTGGTGTAGATAATAGAGAGCTAGCTCTTTGGATTAAGAATGAATTAGAATTTGACCAGCTTATATTAGAGTTTTACAGAGATAACGAACCAACATCAGGTTGGATACATTGTTCATATTCATCTAACGCAAACAGACAACAATCGTTGCGTGCTCTCAGAGAAGATGGTAAGGTGAAATATAAACCATGGCTAGAATAGGAACATTAGAAACATCAATTGTAACAGGAAACTGTCCAGAATGTAGAACAGATACATTACTGGTTAGTTTTGATCCTGGTATGTTTCGTTGTGTTAACTGTGGACATGATTTAGAACAGAAAGTAAATGGCGTAATTAAGTATGTTATTGCAGATAAAGAAACAGGTTTTAAAATAAGACACTTAGACGAAACTAAAGATGGCTAAAAAGAAGCCACTCTTTGGCGTAAATACCTACATTAAAAAAACTCCCAAGAAAAGGCCTGGAAAACATGCGAAGAGTTATGGCAAACGTATACCTAAGCGTAAGCCCTACAGAGGCCAGGGCCGTTAGTGTTCTGAAGCATTATTATTTTTCTATTCTGGGTTGATATTATTTTATTTTTAATACTTGCAATTGGTTCATTCCTAGTGTATATAGGATAGTAATAATCCCCGTGAGGACCTATCGCTGGCTAGCTAAGGTGGTAGATCTCCAAGTAGCGGGTGGCAGTAGGCTGTATCGAAAGCTAGGTTAGCCTACTGACCCCAAGGAAAGAAAGAAAAATATGAGATATAAATATAAAATAACAGAAGGCGATCAAACCACAGAAAAAGAGGCGATGAGTCTTAAAAAAATGATGAAAGGATTAGATCCCAAGAAAACTTTTATAGTGGAATATACTAACAAAAAAGGTAATAGTCAGAAAAAGATTATTACAAATGGAAAACATAGTGACTATAACTTTACTGACTCTGACGCTTCTCGGTAATATCGAGATGACAACACTCGAAATACCTAACACAAGGGAGCGTTACGATGATCTTAATTGGAAAAAATCTAATTCACTAGTGTGTAGTAGTTGGTATCATACTAACGTCGCTGTTGAAAAAAATAGAAAGTATAAACCTTTCACAAAACAAAATATTTACACTCACAAGTACAAAGGTAAAACTGTTGTTGGTTATATTTGTGGGGGACACGAGCCAGAATAAACGAACCTATCTCAACGAGGGATACGGAGATAGGTTATAAGGTGAGAAAAGATAACATATTTTTGCCACATTTATGACACAATGTCAAGTCTGATCAGACTCTTTGCATGTAAACGATACAGTAATTTTATCTCTGTTAACTATAACAGGCCCTATTTCTGTCATTAAACTCTTAACTTCCTTTAAACCATCTTGGGCACAATTATACCAATTATCATATACAACCTTATGGCGAAGCTCTGGTAAGCAATCACCGTAGGCCGCAGCACAAACTTTTATCATCATAATATATTTAATCATTGACATCCTTTTAGGATTATCCTATAAATGTGTGAAAGGAGAATATATGACAGACACTACAAAATACAGAAATACCTCTCTTAAGAATGAGGTATATACTGCAGGACATTTGTTGGCAAGAGAAATGACCCCCGGACTTGCATTATCGATGTCACAGACAATCGAATTACTAATCATGGAAAAAATAAAGAAGTTAGGTTTAGAATCTAAACTATCTTCATACACAAAACCAAGTCGAAGACCAACAAAAAGAAAGAAAAAGAAAAATGGCAAAGCATAGACAACCATTTGCAAACAACGACGTTATTAGATTAAACGAGTTTACCAAAAGTTCAGAGCAAAGGCTTTGGATTGCAGTTCTAGCTAAGGCTTTTGATGATGCCTTCTATTCAGCAGATGAAGGAGCAGCATTAGAGGCTTTACGTTGGATTAAACACGGTAGAGATTTTAGTATGGTCTGCAGAATGGCAGGGAGAGAAGGCAACTACGTTAAAGAAAGAATGTTAAATAAAGTTATTGAAAGAGAGGCAGCTATAATTAACAATCATGTTAAAATTAAAGAGGCTACTAATAATATTTTAATTCTTAAAAACGAAGCTGCTAAAGCAAACATAAGAAAACAAAACAGAAGGGACTACAGTTATTTACCAAAGTATTCACATACTTATGTCGACAGGTAGACGTGTATGTCCAGAATGTAAAGGTAATGGTTTTTTGAAAACATCGATCGGCAAAATAGTACAGTGTTTAAATTGTTGGTCAGAAGGAGAAATAGATGAAAAAATTTGGGCTAGGGATTATGATCCTATTATTCCTGATGAGTTGCAGTCAATCAAAAAAGATTGATAAAGTTACGTGGGATCCGATTAAAGCAATGGTTAGAATAACGTTTGGACAGGTTAAATGAAGAAAAAAGTTAATTTAAGTTATATAGCAGGTTTATTTGATGGTGAGGGGTGTATTACTACCAGTAAGATTATGAAATACAATCCAATCATGGATAAAAGATATCCCTGCACTGCCATTAGAATGGAACTGTCTAACACAGATTTTGGATTAGTTAATTTATGTAAAGCTTATTTTAAAGAAGGTCATGTCTGTGATATTGCACCAAGAAAAAAAGGATACAAACCACAAAAAAGATGGCAGCTAACACATAGACAAGTGCACAGAGTTTTAAAAAAATTGTTGCCGTATTTACGGAACAAAGATAAAATTAAAAAAGCCAAAATTATAATGAAATACTATGAAGCATAAGAGCATGTCACAAATGAATAGAGAAAGAAAACAAAAGAGTGTCTTTAAAGATAAAACTATCAGCAACGAGTATAAAAGTGGTGGTGCATACAAAGCAATGTTAGATATGTTTGCTGACCATCTAAGCGATCAAGAGTATGCAGAGCACTGTAGAAAGTTTTTTAAAGGAGACAATGAAAACAATACCTGATGCAATAGATGATGTTAGATATTTTTGGAAGAAGACCAAAGATGTTTATTACAAATTCTTTGAACATTACGGTAGTAAAATGAACGTCTATGGCTGGAACAAGCGATGGAAAAACAGAGAGGAAGGAACAGGATATGGAAAAACCAAAAACAATACCAATATCGATTTTTAACTGGGGACCTTGTGTTGTAAAATGCAAGATAGAGCCACACTTTAGAGATCTTTTATTAAAAGAAGCAGGAAAAAATAAGATAGATTTTAGAGATAAATTAGCTGGCCAGATAGACAAAGAGACTGGTTTTAGTGACGAA